ATGCCGCATGCCCCCGGAACCCAAGTCACCCCCGCCCCCGCCCCCGCCCCCGGAAGCCAAGGCAACCAAACCACCATCGTCGATCCCAAACCGGCCACACCTCCGTCCACCGAAAACTCGAAGCCGACCCCGGCCCCGGAAAGCAATCCGTCGCCCGCACGTCCTGCCACCCTCGCCGCGCGTGCAACGCAACCCCCGGAAGTTTCGGATGCCCCGACCCCGGAAGCCCCGATGATGCAGATGCGTCGTCAGATGGCTGAAGAAACCCGTCGCATCCAGGCCATCCGTTCGATTTGTGATGGCAAACTTCCGGGGGTTGAAGCTCAGGCCATCGAAGAAGGTTGGGACGTCACGAAGACCGAACTGCATGTGCTTCGCGCGTCGCGTCCGCAGGTACCGGTGGCCATCCATGGAACCGGCCAATCGTCGCGTCCCAGCAATCCGCAGGTGTTTGAAGCCGTCGCGCTGATGGCAAGTGGCCTGCCCAGCAGTCGGGTGCAGGCACTGTATGCCGAACCCGTCCTTGAAGCTGCCGACAAACTCCGTGGCATTGGCGTGCAGGAGTTCTGCGAAATGGCTTGTGGCCAGCAGTTGCCGCGCTTTCGTCGTGATGCCACCGGCTGGTTGCAAGCCGCCTTTAGCAGTGCCAGTCTTCCGGGGGTTCTGAGCAACATCGCCAACAAGATGCTGCTTGAAGGTTACAACTATGTGGAAGATGCCTGGCGTCGCATTGCCAAGATCGCCAGCGTCAACGACTTCAAGGAACACACGCGTTACCGCATGACCGGTTCGTTCAAGTTCCAGCAGGTGGGTCCCGACGGTGAGATCAAGCATGGCCAACTTGATGAACAGCAGTTTGGCCAAAAAGCCGACACGCATGGCATCATGTTCGCACTCACGCGTCAGATGATCATCAACGATGACCTCGGTGCCTTCACCGACATTCCCCGCCAGATCGGCATGGGTGCCGCTGAGGCGATTGCCGAAGCGGTGTGGGCCCTGTGGCTGCGCAATCCGCTGCAGGCTGATGGCAAAGCATTCTTCCACGCCGATCACAACAACTACAGCGAAGGTGCCGATACCGCGCTGTCCATTGATGGGCTCACGGCTGCTGAAGTCCTCTTTGCTCAGCAGGTCAAACCCAACGGCAAACCGCTGGGCATCATGCCGTCGCTGCTGCTGGTGCCGCCGGGTTTGAAGGTGGCCGCTGAGATGCTCATGAAGAGCCTTCAACTCAACGAGACCACCACGACTAACAAGGCCAAGCCTGCAACCAATCCGCATGCTGGAAAATTCGATGTCGTGTCCAGTGTCTATCTCTCCAACACCAGTTTTGCCAATGCCTCCAACAAGGCGTGGTATCTGCTGTCTGATCCCAATCGCTTGTCGGCTATCGAGGTAGCCTTCCTCAACGGCGTGGATCGTCCCACCGTCGAAAAAACCGACGCAGATTTTTCCACGCTCGGAGTGCAATTCCGCGGCTTTATCGACTTTGGCGTGCGTGAACAGGACCATCGCGGTGCAGTGAAATTCAAAGGCGAAAGTTAACCCCCGGAAGCCCCGGAAGCCCCGGAAGTTTTTTTTGGGGAGGTTCTCCGAAAAGTATTCATTGTTTTCCCCCTTAAAACAAGTCGTTTTTAATCTTTTTCTTCTCACAGGAGCATTTTTTACATGATCGCAACATTCGTTCACAAAGGTGACAGTATCGATTACACCCCAGCCGCTGATGTGGCCGCTGGCGACGTCGTTGTTCAGGAAGATCTCGTCGGCATTGCCAAGCTCGACATCGCTGCAAACACATTGGGCAGTCTGTCGGTGACCGGCATCTTTGATGTCCCCAAGATCGGTGGCCCAGGCATGGCCATCACCACCGGCACCAAGCTCTACTGGGACTCGGCCAACAAATACGTGACGCCTACTGAAATCGAAGGCAAGTACATGGGCAAGGCTGTGGCTGATGCCGGTGACAACGATGCCACCGTTCGTATCAAACTCACTGCCTAAACTCCCGGCCCCCGGAAAGAAAGACAGAATGGCCAGAGACTACATGAAGGAAGGCATGCAGTGGCTCGCCAGGGTGAGGGCAGGATGGTGTACGCAGGAAGTCGCTTACACACAGGGCGAATCCTCGTACACCGTCCATGCCTCGCCGGGCATCAGCCGTTACGAGAAGTCCAGCGTCGGTGGTGTGACCATCGAATCAAGCATGTGGGATTTTTTGATCAATGCGGATGACTTCCCGGCAGAGTTCGAGCCTGAACCCGGCGATATCCTGACGATGGATGACAAGCAATACGAAGTCACCAACTTCGGTGACGACGGATGTTTTAGGTATTGCGATCCATATCACACCACACTTCGTATTCACACTCGTTTATTGGGAGACGCAAGTACATGAATCAATGTGTACAGAATGATAATGACAGTTGCAGTCAGTTCGATGAATTGCACAACAAGCTCGATCGACTCGATCATGCCATTCGTGGCAATGGTGAACCGGGTATCAACATTCGCCTGGATCGTCTGGAACAAAACGCGATTCGTCACGCTCGTTGGATGTGGCTCATTGCCGGTGCAGGCGTGACCAGTCTGGTGAATATTCTTTTTAGTATTTTCCGGGGTTAATCCGGGGGGAGGGTAACTATGCAAATGACCATTGATCTGGCTGATGCAGTCACATCGCAACTCAACCAATCCGGCATCGTCACCCATGCCAAACGACAGGTGTTACCGATTCACGATCTGTCGCAACTAAGGGAACTGACGATTAGCATTGTTCCGCGTGGTGTGCAGGTTCAAAGCATCACACGAAAACTCAGCCAGTATGACTGTCAGGTGGACATCGGCATCCAACAAAAACTCACTGTGCCGCAGGACGAAATCGATCCTGCCGTTAAGGAATTGAGTGGCTTGGTGCAGCAGCTTGCCGACTATCTGCAACGCCAACCATTAACCGACATGCCATATGCCATCTGGATCAAGGTGGAAAATGTTCCCATCTACGATCCGGATCATCTGTCCAATCAGCGAGTGTTCACGTCGGTGCTGACGTTGACGTACCGCATTACCCAGTGAGGTCTTAATGCTACGTGTGAAATTCAAACCTCCGGGCGCTTCCGGGGGTCTGAACCGAAAACTTATCCGGCAAAAAGTGAACCAGGCGAGTTTTCAGAGTCTGGGCCATGCCGGTGCGGCGATTCGGTTGACAGCACGGCGAAGCATTCGACGGAGCAAACGCTACGCACCACCTGGTTCGCCACCGCGTACCCGACATGGCCAACTGCGGCGTTCCATTGTGTATGCCCGCGAAGGTAGCGACCGTGTGTTGATCGGCCCCGGGTTCGCCCACGTTGGCCCGTCGGCCATGGCCCACGAATTCGGTGGTCGCTTCCGTGGTGGCAACTATAGAAAGAGACCGTTCATGGGGCCAGCACTGAATAAAAACTTACCGCGTCTGCCTCGGTTTTGGGCAGGTTCGATTCGATAAACCACACAAATAACCCTTCAAAATAGGAGAAAACTATGTCCATCCGTTTAGGGATGCAGGCCAAGCTGTACTACGGCGCGGCCGGAGCGTCCGCAACATCTGAACTGACAAATGTGAAAGATGTCACACTTAACCTCGATACTGGCGAGGCGGATGTCACGACGCGCGCTAGCCAAGGTTGGCGAGCGACCATCGCCACACTTAAGAATGGCAGTGTTGAGTTCACGATGAATTGGGATTCAAGCGACGAAGGCTTTGGTGCGATCAAAGATGCGTATTTCAACAATACACCTATCGCCATGGCAGTGCTCGATGGTGAAGGTGGTAGTGGACTCGACGCCGATTTCTCAGTCACCAACTTCACGCGCAACGAACCGCTCGAAGAAGCGATTACTGTCAACGTCACGGTGAAACCAACCTATGTCACACGCGCCCCGACTTGGGTGGATGGAGGTGGCAGCTAATGCAGTCTTTTTCTGATAACAGCAACAACGTGTGGACGGTGCAGATCACTGTCGCCACCATCAAACGGGTTCAGGCCCTCGTCGGCGTCAACCTGTTGGATGTGTTGGACAGCAAATCCCATCTGCTGGAAAAACTCTCCACCGATCCGATTCTGCTCTGCGACGTACTCTATGCCATCTGCAAGGATCAGGCTGAGAGTGCCAACGTCACCGATGAACAGTTTGGCCAGGCATTGGCTGGTGACGTGATCGATCATGCCACCACAGCACTGCTCCAGGAGTTGGCGGATTTTTTCCCCGCAGCGAAGCGGCAGGTGCTACGCAAGGCACTGACCAAGCTTCGCCAGGTCGAGGAAAAAGCTCTGGAAATCGCCAACGCCCAACTGGACAGTCCGGAGTTGCAGCAACAACTCGAACACCTGCTGCAACCTGCCAAGACATGATCTGGCAATTAGCAGGCATTCTCGGTGTCCACCCCGGAAGTTTCACCTTGCGTGAACTCTACGAGATGGCCCAGTCTCGCCAGAAACAGGACTGGCAACACACGTCCAACCTGATGGCCTTGCTTGCCAACCTGCTGACCTTCAATCGTTCCCACACGTTCAAGGCATCGGACTTTGATCCGTTTGCCCAAAGCCAAACGTCATCGGTGATCCCACTGGACACCGAAGATGCCATGGCCTTGCTTAAGAAAACATTCATTCCCTCCCCCGGAAGCCCCGGAATCCAAAGGAAAAAATCACAATGAAAACCAACCACCTGATCTTCCTGTTCATCCTCACGTTTGTTGTCCTGGGCCTGCTGAGTTTTGCGGGCTGCGACATGGGCGACATGATCCACGTCAAAACGCCCAACACCATTCAGCAGCAGACGGGACTTGCCAGCAACATCACGCTCAACGAAGCTGAGAATGAATACCAACTCTGGTATCAACACATGCAAACCGCTGGCAGTCAGTGGAAATCCAACATCGAACACGCCAATGAAATCCGCAACATGGTCAACCAGTTGTCGTTGTCGGCACTTGATGAAATCGGTCCCACGGTCGCAGGCGTTCCCGTCCTCGGTCCCATGTTACCTGCTGCATCAGGTTTACTTGGCCTGTTCCTCGGTTCTGGCAAACTCCGCAAGGAAAAAGAAGCCTCCTTCAACAAGGGCCTGGACGAAGGCCGGAAGACCACAACCGCTGCACTTACCTAATTGTTTGAACCGCCAAGACGCCAAGCCCCCGGGGGCGTCAAGTCCAGGCAAGTTTTCTAATCAGTTTTTTTAATCATGTTTCATCTCATCCGCTCTTGGCGTCCTTGGCGTCTTGGCGGTAAATAAAAAAGGTTTAGCATGTCGCCAGGTATTGCCAACAGTCGGAATATTCGTGCCGGGGCTGCGTACATTGAGTTGACCACGCAGGACAGCAAACTCGTGCGTGGACTCGATAAAGCTCAGAAGCGCGTCAAAGCCTTTGGTAAGTCTGTGGGCGAGATCGGCAAGCGACTGACCGCCGTGTCTGCCGTGGCGGCGGTGCCTCTGCTTTCTGGCCTGAAAATCTATGCGGATTTTCAGCAGCAGATGGCCACCGTCGCCACCATGCTCTCAGATAGTGATGCTGAAAAATACATGGACGGCTTTACCAAGGGCATCCGCAAAATGGCGGTGAGTTTTGGTGAATCGACTGAAGCGTTGTCGGGTGGTTTGTATGACATCCTGTCTGCTTCCATTGCTCCAGCCAAGGCGCTGGACGTGTTGGGGGTTGCCGCCAAGTCTGCTAAGGCTGGTCTCACCGATACTCAAACCGCAGCCGATGCGATTACCACGGTGCTCAACAGTTATGGCCTTGCTGCCGAACAAGCCGGTGATGTCTCCGACTGGTTGTTCGGCATCGTGCAGCGTGGCAAGACGACGTTTGCTGAACTGGCACCCCAGATCGGCATGGTGGCCTCAACTGCTGCCAGTGCGGGCCTGCCGCTGGATGAATTGGGTGCGATGATCGCCACCTTGACACGCAATGGCCTGCGCACCACCACGGCTATCGACTCGGTCAACGGCATTTTACGCAGCTTCCTCAAGCCCAGCGCCGAAGCCACCAAGTTGGCACACGAGCTTGGTTTTGAGATGAATACCACGACACTCAAGACCGAGGGCTTGCATGGCGTGATGGAAAAACTCGCCAAACTTCCACCCGATGTGTTGGCCAAACTGTTCCCTGATTCGGCTGCGTTGCGTGGTATCGTCCCGGCCCTGAATAACCTCAAGGGTTTTGAGTCTGACCTGGATGCCATGCAGAGTCGCGCGGGTTTGGCTGACAAGGCTTTTGCCAAACTCAGCAAAACATTGACGCACGCTTTCAATCGCATCAAGCAGGCTGGCATCATTGTGCTGGGCATCATGGGCGAAGCCTTGAGCGAACCCGTCGCCAAAGCAGCGGCGATTGTCTCGCAATATGCAGGTATCGTGATTGATCTGTTATCCAAGAATCAGTCACTGGTGCGATCCGCTGCGCTGGTGATTGCAGGTATTGCTGCCGTCGGTGTGATCCTGATGACGACCGGCATCGCAGCCCAGGCAATGGCCTTCATCTTCGGCGGCTTGTCGGGCATCATCACGGGCTCAGTCGGTGTCATCGGCACCTTACTCACCGTACTGGGCGCATTGCTCGCACCCATGGGCTTGGTGATTATTGCAGCAGCAGGCATTGGCATTGCCATCCTGAGCATGACGGACATTGCCAGCAAAACGCTCCGCTGGCTCAGTGATCGCTTTGGCGAACTCAAGGATCGCGCTCTGGTCGCCTGGCAGGGAATCCGTGACGCATTGGCTTCGGGCGATCTGAGTTTGGCTGCCAAGGTTCTCTGGCAAGCCTTGAAAGTCGAGTGGCAACGCGGCATTTATCAAGTCGAATCGTTGTGGTACAGCTTCAAGTACACCATCGTCAATGTCGCCAGCCAAGCCTTCTATAAGGTTACGAAAGTCCTCGTGGATACCTGGCATGGTCTGCGCATCTTGTGGGTTCAAACCACATCATTCCTCTCCGATGCCTGGACAACCATGACAGCCGGATTGCAGTCGACGTTCCGATCCGCCCAGCTCAAAGTCGAGGAAGGCATGCACCATCTGATTGGCCTGTTCGACAAGGATTACAACGTCGACATGGCCATCAACATCGCCCGCACCAATGCCAACGCGGACAAGCAGCAGATCAAGAATCAAAAGAATGCGGCGTTGGCCCAGAGCAAGCAACAATATGATTCCGATCTCGCTCGCATCGATCATGAACGCCAAACCCAGCAAAATCTCATCGATCAGGAACAGGCTGTTGGCAACAAGAATCGCCAAACCCAGTATGAAAAACAGATGGCTAGCGCCTTGGACGATCTGGAAAAGACACGGGCCGAGTATCAACAGCTTTTACAGCAGGCTGCTCAAAACAAACCCGCTGCGGAAAATCAATCCAGTGATCAACCGCCATCGCCTGACAACCTGATCGACACCCTCAAGAAAAAACTCGCTGAACTCGGTGGGCAGATTGGTTCATTGAGTCCCAACCAACAAGCACGCGGCACGTTCAACTCTGCTGCGTTGCAGGGCCTGATGACGAACCAATCTATTGCCCAACGCACCGCAGCCGCCAGTGAAGACACCGCCCGTTACGTCAAAAAATTGTTTAACGAAGTGCAGAACAATCCTGGCGGCGGTTCATCGTCTCTGTCTTTTAGTTAATCCCCGGAGTAACACATGCCCATCACCGTTGAGGAAAAATATGACAGTCGGCAAAGCACCACGGGTGACAATGCCCAGGTGACGCTGACTTACATTGCCAGTGGCAGTGACGATGATCTTGCGATCAAATCTGCTGTCGAAAACTTTGCGCCCGAAACCTATGACGGTCTGCCAAGGCAGTCTGTGCAGATCGAACCGATCAGTGAAGAGTATTGGGATGCCAGTGTGCGTTACGCTGATGCTTCTTCATCGTCTTCAACTTCCGGGGGCGGGGGGCCTGAGCCGGGCAGCGATGAGTACACCTACAGCTTCGACACCATGGGTGGCACGCAGCACATCACCCAGTCGTTGCATACCACGAATTCATATGCCGATGCATCCATCCCATCTGCGCCCGACTTCCATGGTGCGATCGGTGTGTCCAATGCTAACGGCAACTCCGAGGTACAGGGCGTGGATATCACCGTGCCCATCTACAACTTCTCGGAGACGCACTACCTCACCACCGAGCAGGTGACACCGGAATACAAAGGCACGCTCTTTCAACTCACAGGCAAGGTGAACAATGCAGCATTCAGGGGTTTACAGGCTGGCGAGTGTCTATTCCTTGGAGCGTCCGGCACATTGCATGGAACTGAAACCGATACAGGTACGTCGGGGGATTGGGAAATCACCTTCCGCTTCGCCGCCTCCCCCAATAAAACCGGTATCACCATTGGCAACATCACGGGCATTGCCAAGAAAGGTTGGGAATACCTGTGGGTACGTTATGCCGACATGGAAGACACCAATGCCATGACCATCGTTAAGCGGCCCGTCGCTGCGTATGTAGAACAAGTTTATGAGTCCGCCGATTTTAGCTCACTGGACATCGGAACCTAACCCCCCCCGGAAGTAGCCCCCGGAAACCCGCCTCTCGGAACCTTAAACATGAGCACCATGAAAAAAGTCAGCACTGGCGATCCGTTGGTGATCCCGGCCAACACATACAACGCGTTCATCGATGCGGCGACGGATTTTCAGCAGCGCATCAAACCGCGCCAGAAACTCGCTCAACAGTCACAACGATCATCCTCTCAACTTCAAGGTGGAGTCATCTGGGTGAAGAACGATTCGCCCATGGATTGTTGGCGGTATTTTATTCTTGGCATTGAAGACTCGGTACATGAGCCGCAAACGATCATGGATATGGAAGGCAGCTTTGTTGATCAGATCGTCTTCAGTGGTGTGTTCCCTGAAGCGGATACACATGTTGCCATGGACAAACACGCGATCCTGCTTGAACCGATTCGTGCTGGGCAGGTTGGCCGTGCGATGATCCAAGGTGTCTGTCAGGTTCGGATCATCATCGCTGATGAAACCCATCAATATGCCAAAGCACCCGTGGGCGTTCCGGCGATCATGACATCGTCACCCACCGGCAGCACACAGATTCTTTGGAGCCAACCCGAAGTGCCCATCGGTGAACCATGTTGGGCCATCGTCAAACTCGGTGTGCCCAGCCTGGTGGATACCACCACACTCATTCCCTGCAAAGTCTGGCAGGACGGTGGCACAACTGACGGTGATGCCACGACACAATGTGATCGTACCTACTTTGTCAAAACCATCGATGCCTACAACGAGCAAGAAGACGGCACGATCCTCGGTGAAGAAATGACACCACTTAAGCAACGCCCCGCAGCAGGCAAACTCGTCACCGCACCCGCCACCGGCGATGGCGTCATCGGCACCGGTTACTACGTCACCAATCCCTATGATGGGTCACGCGAATTCATCCTGTATGACGCTAACGAAACCTTAGCTGTGGAGGTATGTGACGATGGGGATTGATGGACATTTTGACATAGACCCGTTGAAGTCGGGCACAGGTGAATTGGGTTTAACGGAAGATGGCCTCTTTATGATCTGTGGCAACTGCTGTGGCGAGGAACCGGTGCTGGCCAATGCGTGTGCTTGCGGGCCATGTTGCTTCAGCAATCAATCGCGCATCCGGATCACCTGGCAGTTAATCGACTACGGTAACGAACAGGATCGTTGTTGCTGCACCGATCCCGCCTTCATGGGCAACACCATCGAGATTCCATTTAACTGCGGTGCATGGAATCCACCATATTGTCCAGGCTGCGGACATTCGGGCATGATCGGCGGTCACCCCCAACCCAACTGTGAAAGCGACACCATCACCGGCCCGCGCTGGCAAGGATACGGCATCGAACTTCCGGGGGCGACTTGTGGCAGTTACGTCAATGCCATGGTGCTCGCAGGTTGTGATGGCGACGGCACCACACGTTGGTACGTCACCGTCGATGGTTATGCCAACGAAGATTCGGACGACACATGCGGACGCATCTTCGCTGCCTGCATCCCATCCGCCCCCGGAAGTTGCCGCAGCGCATCGATCCTCAGCGACGAACTACACAACCACAGCATCTGCACCAACGTCTGGAACGTCTACGACAATCCCGCTCGTGTCCAACTTGAAATCGAAGTCCTCGACGAAACGAGTTGTATGGACGACCAGGGCAACTGCATCGTCGGCGACTCCAATGACGACGGCAGTTGTTCCGATCCAACCCCCGGCATATAGGAGCTCGTATTCATGTCCACTGACTTCATCACCACACGTCGATCCATCTGTCGCCAATGCGAACATGCTGTTGCCTGTTTGTCCCATTCAGATCGAAAATGCAATTGCGATATCGACGGCACCGATCTGAAATCCCGCACGCAGACACCTGCATCAAAGTGTCCATTGGGTAAGTGGGCTGATGTGCCCGCACCTAAACCCAATCGCATCCTGCCACCGGGCACATGGCTGTCCATGTTCATCCAAGTCACCACGTTTGGCTATGTGCGTCCGTGTACCGGTTGCAAATCCCGCATGGCCACGATGAACCGCGCCGGTTGGACTGGCCTGCCACGCGTCTGGTGGCGATGGTTACTGCAAGCTCTGTGAATCTGTCATACGTATCTATATAGAAGGAGTTGTTCTTGATCACCCAAACCACCGTTATTGACTCAGCCGCCGATGCCAAGCCGTCCTCTGTCATGCTGACCGTGGATCAAGTCGCTGCGATGCTCAATTGCAGTTCACGCCATGTGTATCGCCTATGTGACATCAAGCGTATGCCACCACCCGTGCGTTTGGGCATGCTTGTTCGTTGGAATCGCAACGTCATCGATAAGTGGATCAATGCAGGTTGCCCGCCTGTTAGAGCCCAGACTCGACGCCGTTGATGCATTCGGAAACCTCTGAAAATAAAGCTTCAAATGCTTGCCGACATGCCTTGATGTTTATGCGGATTTGAGGATGAATGGTGTCACACAACACGACACCAACATGAAAGGCTTGCGTAAAAAATCATGGCCAACCTGTATAAGAAAACCTACCCGATCCCTATGCCAAACGGAGCGGAAATCGTCACGCGACGCAACAAACCCGTCGTCCAATGGCGCACGAAACACGACAAGCTCAGAACTGCACCACTGGCTGAAGACGGTAAACGCATGATGTATGTTTCAGAAGTCTGGTATGCCAGGTATACCGATCATGCAGGTAACGACAAACGCATCTCAACCGGCTGTCGCGATGAGCAGGCGGCTCAACGCGTCCTCTCCGACGTCCTGGCTGAACAGGAAAAGATTCGTGCTGGATTCATTACGCCGCAAGAAATCGAAGTCGCCGAACACAGCAAGGCAGCGATCACCGATCACATCAAAAAATATCTGGATCATCTGAAAATCAAGCGCGTCCGTGGCCGCAAAGTCTCGGAGAACTATCGCAAGAACGTGAAGTGTCGACTCAACCGTTTGGTGCAAGATTTAAAGATCAAGAAATTAGCTGACATTACCAGCGACGCCATGAACCGTTGGCTCAGTAAAGCCGAAGACAAAGACATGGCCGCTGCCACGCGCAACGAATATGTGATCTCCATGCACGCGTTCTGCAACTGGCTTGTCAGAGAACAACGCATCGTCGCCAATCCGTTGACCATGGTGCAGAAAGCAGATCGTGCCAGTGACCGCCGCCACATCCGCAGAGCATTGACGATTGAAGAAGTCGGCAACCTGCTTCGAGCAACGGCGCTGCGTCCCATCGCCGAGTGGGGTAGAGGCAAAATTGAAATCCCCAAGTCCAAACGCAAAGGCCGTCAAACCTGGCAATACGAAACCATCACGCAGCAGAATCTGGATGCCTGTTACGAACGCGGCCTGGCCAAGCTCAAGCAACCTCACCTCAAGAAACTCGAACGTCTCGGAAGGGAACGCGCCCTGTTTTACCTGATGGCGGTGTCCACAGGCCTACGTCACAAGGAACTGCGTAGCTTGACACTTGGCCAATTGTTCCTGGATGCCCAGCCCGCACCGTATTTTGAACTTTATGCCAATCAGTCCAAGAGCGGCAAGGAAAGCCGGTTGCCGTTGCGGGCCGATGTGGTTGAAAAGATCAAACAGCATCTGGAACACCGCAGCAAACAAGACTACAAGGCGCTGCTCTTCGACAATCCGCCCGGCATTCGCGTCTTCGATGCTGATTGCCAAGCTGCCGGAATCTCCAAGACCGACGCACGTGGCCGAGTCGTCGACATCCATGCGCTCCGAACCACCTTCGGCACCCACCTGGCCGTAGCCGGTGTCCATCCCCGCGTGGCCCAAGCCGCCATGCGGCATAGTCGGATTGAACTGACGACGAATTTCTACACCGATCCCGCCTTGCTTGACGTCAATGGCGCGGTCAATGCGCTGCCGGATTGGGTGGGAGGCAGGGTGTGTCGCAGCCTGCGTAAGTCTTCTAGACCAAGCTTATTCAAGTCCACTCGCCCAATTTTTGACAACGGCTGACAGGAAATGTCGGCCTTTGTTTATTTTGCGCATGGGACGAGAGTTAGGGCAAATGGGGTTCGTTTCTGAGGTACGGTACTTTTGTCAGCAATTGACAGTATGCCAATGCGGATATGCCTATCCCGGACTGGCGTTTGGCACTGGTGACTTATCCATTTATCCATTGAACATTCTAACATCTTTTTATGCAGTTTTTCAGATAGATAAGATAATGTGATTAAATATTGCATGAGATCATAAAATGTTTTGTTTTATATTGTTATAGCAGCAATTTGAGCATTGCATGCTGTCATTGCCTATGCGTTCGATTTGGAATGATTGACTTGAATGATTCGTTTCCTAAGATAGAGTAAGCGTTTACTTTGAGTAAACCTTTACTCTGATTAGTTTGAGACAAAATAC